GAGGTGAGGTTGCAAGTCATTGAATCAAGTAATGCGACGGGTGTTATTGATTCTATCACTGGTTTGCTTGCAGAAGGTTATGCGGTGTTGGCTCGTGATGATTACAATCGTCCAACGCTTGAAGCTTACTTTGAGCCAAATGCTACTCAATTCATTCCGAAAGATGGGGAGCCTTACTCAGTTACGAATGAGACGGGTATTCCTTTGCTAGTTCCGGTCATTCATCGTCCGGATGCGGTTCGTCCTTTTGGTCGGTCTCGTATTACTAGGGCAGGGATGTATTATCAAAAATACGCTAAGCGAACTTTGGAACGGGCGGATATAACTGCTGAGTTCTACTCATGGCCACAGAAATACATTCTTGGACTTGATCCTGATGCAGAGCCTATGGAGAAATGGAAAGCTACTGTATCAAGCTTGTTGACGATTTCTTCTAGTGATAAAGGCGAGAAACCGAGCGTTGGTCAATTTACCACTGCTAGCATGTCACCTTTTACAGAACAGCTAAGAACGGCTGCTGCTGGATTTGCTGGGGAAATGGGCTTGACCTTGGATGATCTTGGTTTCGTTTCAGATAATCCATCATCTGTTGAAGCTATCAAGGCTAGTCATGAGAATCTTCGTCTTGCTGGTAGGAAGGCTCAGAGGTCGCTTGGAGCAGGTTTGCTTAATGTGGCCTATGTTGCAGCGTGTTTGCGTGATGAGTTTCGTTATGCTAGAAGCCAATTTGTAAGAACCACAGTCAAATGGGAGCCTTTGTTTGAAGCGGATGCGAATACAATGACTATGATTGGTGACGGTGTTGTGAAATTGAATCAGGCATTGCCTGGTTACATTAATGCGGAGACAATTCGAGACCTTACTGGTATTGCTGGAGACATGTCTGCTAGGCCAGTGATAAGCGAGGGTGGTTCAAATGGAGAATGATGTTTTACCTGGCATCTTGCAAGAGGTTCAGGAGAGGTTTGAGAGAGATTTCGGTAAGAGTGAGATTGTCAGAAATGCTTTTGCTACATTGAAGGTGAAAAAAGCCACTTACAAAACAGCAAATGAGTTTGCGATTGAAGTTGGAGAAATTCTCTCTAAGGCTCTAGGAGCTTCTATAAACGCCGACAAACTACCAGATGGAAAAATGTATTACAATATCGCTCAGCGATTGCTGACGGACGTGCTAGGACGAAATCATGAGTTTGTGAGTGGTTTTGCTAGTGCTGTTCAGAAGAATTTGAACGATGAAGCAAAAATCGGTATGAAAGTTCAAGTTCCAGAATTGAATCGGGATCGAATCGCTGGCATTGTTAATCGCTTTTCGTCTGAAGAGAACTTTGAAGATGTCAGTTGGTTGCTTGGTGAACCTATTGTGAACTTCACACAGTCAATTATTGATGATACAATCAGGAAGAATGCAGAGTTTCATGCTAAAACTGGATTGGTACCGACGATCAGTAGACACTCTACTAGACGTTGTTGCAAATGGTGTGATAGCTTAGTAGGGAATTACATATATGGTGAGGAACCAGCGAATTTCTACAGAAGGCATCAGCATTGTACTTGTGTAATTGACTATCATCCTAAAAATGGTAAGGTTCAAAATTCTTGGACTAAAAAAATCAGAAATGAGAGTTCCGATGAATTAGAAAAGCGTAAGAGAATAAATATTGATGTGCGTGATAATAATCGAAAAGCAGACATCAAGGAGTACAAAGAAGTGGTGGATACACTCGGTGTTGAAAAATCACCTATTTCTCTAGCGAAATTTCAGGATTTGAAGTATAATGGTGGTGAAGAATATGAGCAACTAAAAGATAAAGTATTTATCTATCAGAAAATCCAAACTGGAGAATGGGGTAAAAAAATAAACCCTGAGAAGCAGTTGCCACATATGGAATCAACACATAAAACAGGAAAATCTTATATCTATGATTCAGTCGATGTTCAAGAATTGTTTAATAAACATTATGGAACTGGACGCATTGAGCTTGATAGACGTGGAAGAAGAACGAACAAAGAGATAATAGAACTAGGTTACCCCATCGGAATTAATAGTTCGGATGGTTCTGAAGTGACGTCTATTAAAATTCATCATTCTGAGAAGAGAACTCACGTTGTACCTAAGAAAGGAGATCAGTAATGAATTTAAAACAATATTTAGGAAAAGATATTAGAGTTACTTTTGTTGATGGTCAAATCCTCGAAGGTCACTGTAATACTTATACGGGAAGACTTGATACTGAAGATGAACTCTATGATGAAATTACGATAAGGACAGATAAACATCCATATGTTGGATTCAATGAATCCGAAATCAAGTCAATAGAATTAATGTAGCACTCGAAAGGGTGCTTTTATTGTGCATTAGTTTAGGAGGTGATCTGATATCTCCCAGCGATAGGGTTATCATGCGATGACGATTGAAAGGAAAGTGGAATGGCGAGGAAGAAGAAACTTGGCAATCAGAATCCTACTCAATCGGTGATTTTAAAATACGTCAAGAAAAATTCAAAAGCTAAAGAAGCGATTGAACTTTACGAGCGGACTGGTCTTTCTTGCTATGCCTGGCAGAAAAATCTCTTGTTGCCTATGATGGCCATTGATAAAAATGGTCTTTGGGTGCACCAAAAGTTTGGCTACTCTATTCCTCGTCGTAATGGTAAGTCTGAAATCCTATATATCCTTGAAATTTGGGGCTTACATAAGGGATTGAATATCCTGCATACAGCTCACCGGATTTCTACGTCTCATTCCTCTTTTGAAAAGGTCAAGCGATACCTTGAAAAAATGGGGTATGTGGATGGTGAGGATTTCAATTCGATTCGGGCGAAGGGACAGGAGCGTATTGAACTTTATTCAACAGGTGGTGTTATCCAGTTCCGTACTAGGACATCAAATGGTGGTCTTGGTGAAGGTTTTGATATGCTGATCATTGACGAGGCCCAAGAGTACACGACTGAGCAAGAATCTGCCTTGAAGTACACGGTAACGGATAGTGAGAATCCTATCACAATCATGTGTGGAACACCTCCGACACCAGTATCAAGTGGCACTGTCTTTACTAAGTATCGTGAGACATGTCTCTTTGGAAAAGGAAAGTATTCTGGCTGGGCTGAGTGGTCGGTTTCTGATGAAAAGGAAATTGACGATGTGGAAGCCTGGTATAATACAAATCCGTCTATGGGTTACCACTTAAACGAGCGTAAAATTGAAGCAGAGCTTGGTGAGGATAAGCTGGACCATAATATCCAACGTTTGGGATTTTGGCCAACCTATAACCAAAAATCTGCCATTTCCGAAACGGAGTGGAATGAGCTCAAGGTTGATGATGTCCCAGAATTGTCTGGAAAGCTGTCTGTTGGTATCAAGTACGGTCAAGATGGAACGAACGTGGCATTGAGCATTGCTGCACGAACCAAGGATGGCCGTTACTTTATCGAGACAGTCGATTGTCAATCCGTTCGTAATGGGAATGAGTGGATGGTTGCCTTTTTGCGTCAAGCTGATGTGGCTCAGATTGTCATCGATGGCGCAAGTGGTCAAAAGATCCTGGACGAAGAGTTGAAGGACTACAGAATCAAGAACGTGATTCTACCGACGGTGAAAGAAATCATCGTGGCCAACGCTCTTTGGGAGCAGGGAATTTACCAGAAAACCATCTGTCATGCTGGCCAACCATCATTGTCTAAAGTAGCTACTAACTGCGATAAGCGGAATATTGGCTCAAATGGTGGTTTTGGTTATCGATCGCACTTTGACGATATGGATATTTCTTTGATGGATAGTGCTTTGCTTGCGCACTGGGCTTGTGCTACGACCAAGCCTAAGAAAAAGCAAAAAATTAGTTATTAAAATAAGCGGTCTTGTGACTGCTTTTTTTGATGCCCAAAATTACCGAACTGCCGGGAAAGCAGGAGAAAGGAGACATGAGAATGTCAGAATTTAAACCAATCACTACACAAGAAGAATTTGATGTTGCTATTAAGGAGCGTTTATCTCGTGAGAAAGCGAAGTATAGCGACTATGACCAGCTCAAATCTCGAGTTACAGAATTGGAAACAGAAAATGTTGGCTTGAAGTCAACAATTGAAGCTACTAATCAAAGCAAGGAAGATGCTGACAAGCAACTTGAAGAGATGCAGAATCAAATCGCTGGTTATGAGACAGCTAGTCTGCGAACTCGGATTGCTTTGCAACATGGATTGCCTTACGACCTTGCAGATCGTTTGCAGGGAACTGATGAAGAAAGCTTCAAAGCTGATGCAGAGCGTTTGGCATCTTTCGTAAAACCTACTGAACATTTCGCACCAATGCGAAATCTAGAGCCTGCTCTAGAAAAAACTGAAAATACATCTTATAAAAACCTAGTACAAGGTTTAGTTTTTGAAGATTAAAGGAGTAATAATATATGACAGATCAACTATCAAGAGGAACATTATTTGACCCAATGCTTGTGACAGACCTTATCAACAAAGTTAAGGGTCACAGCTCACTGGCTAAATTGTCTAATCAACAAGCGATTCCTTTCAATGGATTGAAAGAATTCACGTTCTCGTTAGATGCTGATGTAGACATCGTTGCAGAAAACGGGAAGAAAACGCATGGTGGTGCAAGTCTAGAACCTGTAACTATTGTACCTATCAAAATCGAGTATGGCGCTCGTGTATCTGATGAATTCATTTTTGCATCAGAAGAGGCTAAAATCGATATTTTGAAGTCCTTCAATGAAGGGTTTGCTAATAAAGTAGCTCGTGGTATTGATATCATGGCCTTCCATGGAGTAAATCCACGTACTAAACAAGAATCGGCTGTTATTGGGGATAACTGTTTTGACAAAGCGGTCACTCAGACAGTGAACTTTACAACAAGCGATCCAGATACTAATGTCGAAGATGCTGTTAAAATGATTCAAGGAGCTGATAATATCGTTAGCGGTATGGCTATTGATACTACATTTGCAAGTGCACTAGCTAGCATGAAGAACTCAGCTAATGAGCGCCTATACCCTGAATTGGCATGGGGAGCAAATCCAGGGGCCATTAATGGTCTACCTGTAGATGTGAATACTACAGTTGGTCTTAATGTTGGAACCAATAAGGATGTTGCTATTGTTGGTGACTTTGCTAACATGGTTAAATGGGGATATGCTAAGCAGATTCCACTAGAAGTCATTCGATATGGTGATCCAGACAATTCTGGAAAAGACTTGAAAGGTTATAACCAAGTCTATCTTCGTGCAGAAATCTATCTCGGATGGGGAATTTTGGACAAAAACAGCTTTGCTCGTGTTGTGAAAGCGGGGTAGTAAATGGAATACATTAATGTAAAATCAGGAACTACTATCGTTACTGAAAATGAAATTAGTGGAGGTGATTGGGTTCCAATTGCAGCATACAAACCTTTGGACTCATTGACTAACGCAGCGTTGAAAGAAATCCTTGATGAAAAAGGGATTACTTATGATAGCCGCGCTACAAAACCTGAATTGATTTCGATGATCGAACAAGCCGACACTGAAGTCCAGTAATCGCCTGACTGGAGGTAGAAATGGAAAACTTTGCAACAGTAGATGATCTGAAAAAATTGTGGCGGGCGTTGAA